CTGCCTAACTAATAACTTAAAGGAAAATAAAATGGAAAAGAAACAAACACAATCCATTACTATTAACGACAAAGAATACACTGCAGACCAACTTACTGATAAGCAAAAGATGCTAATTAGCCATTTATCTGACTTAGACCGTAAGATCGGTTCTACTAGATTTAACTTAGATCAATTACAAGTTGGTCGAGATACCTTTGCTAAAATGCTGGAGGAAGATTTAAAGGTTCCTGAAGCAGAAGAGGTATAGCAATCCTAACAGGGTGTGCTTAACAACATAGGTACACCCTGCATAAAATAATAACTCAAGGAAACCTTCATGTCCAAAAAGCAATCTTGTTATTCGGTTAAACAAAACGCTAAGATGCCTAAGTATATGCGCCAAGAAGAAGAGCGCAAATCTAACGTTCACAAATTTCCTAAATCATTCCATCTCTTGCCTAAAAATGAAAGGCAAGATAACTTGATTAATGCTATCAAGGAGTGTCCAATTACGGTCACTATGGGCTGTGCAGGTACGGGTAAGACTTATTGCAGTGCAGGGACCGTTGCTCAGTTGTTTATGAAGGGTAAATACAAAAAGATTGTATTGACAAGGGCTAACGTTCCAACAGGAAAATCTCTGGGTCACTTTCCAGGGACAGTCGAAGAAAAAATGACACCTTGGCTTATGCCAATGTTAGAAGTATTAACTAAGGCTTTTGGTAAAGGTAGGTATGAGTACATGCTAGCCAAAGGTGAAATTGAAATTCAACCTATCGAAACAATCCGTGGTCGTTCATACGAAAATGCTTTAGTCTTAGTTGACGAAGCACAAAATCTTTGTATAGATGAACTTAAAGCTATTACTACCCGTATTGGTGAGAACACTAAGCTTGTGCTTATGGGAGACCCTGCTCAATCTGATGTGCGTGATGGCCGGGACTTGGTTAAATTTGCACGTAAAGTAAATAACTCTGGTATTAACTTACCTGTAATTCAGTTTGGTGTAGAGGATATTGTACGTAGTGACATTGTTGCAGACTTAGTACGTCTGTTTATAGAAGAAGATATGTAAAGAGACACAGAGAGTGGCTTTAGGTGCGTTTGATGGGGTTGCTCATCTAAGACCCCCTGTCGTTGCTCTCTGTGCCATTCTAGGAGAGTTCTTATGAGTTATTATACAGTAGAAGAAATAGAAGTAGCTATTAATAAAGCTAAAGCGATAATCAACTCTCGCACTAAAGAAGTTGATGAGTATACTAGAGGCTATAATGATTGTTTTTCTTTGCTTGTTGAGTATGATAAATCACTCCGAGGGGAAAACTCATATTTTTATGACTTTAAATTTAAAAACTATACAACAATTAAAGGGTTCTTTAAAGCCCTAAAAAATTCTGGTTTTGACAGTCTAAAAGATATGGCTGAAAAATCTAATTATGAAATAATTAAAACAAAAAGACCTATATTCGGTGATATTGCTTTTCAGGCTAGATCTGAAGACAGTCAACTCGGTGGGGCTATGTTAGCTGGTGATGGTTGGTGGATCACAACCTCAGAGCTAAACGAAGGTATTAATGAAACAAGACCTTTGTTTTTTCTTGAAACAAAACTATTATTGCTGGCAAGGCCACTAAGGAGTTAATAATGAAATACTATTTTGAAGGTGCTGAAATTCTCGCACCCCTATCAATTGTTTCAAACGAACCTATTTACGAAGTTGATACTGTTTCTTTAAGCAAGCAAAGAGCTTCTCAGGATGTTCAACGGTGGGAATTGTCTTTTAATACAATAGGTACACCTGAAACACAACAACAAATGATGATCAGCGCCGTCACAGGAATGACCTCTACTAACACTATGATTATGCCTCAACTTCCTGAAGTAGATCGTCTGTTTACTGTTACAGCCAATACCGCTAATGTTTCAGTCCCGGTACTAGCAGGTGCAACCCAGGTTATTATTAGCGGTGCAGGGAAAACTGGTTTATTGCCTAAAGGTTCTTTTATTTCCTTTAGTACCCATGATAAAATATATATGACAACAACAGACGCTGACTTTACCTCGGGAGATCCCACTGTAAGTTTTTTCCCTAAATTACAATCTCCTCTGACCACTAGCCATAGTCTAGAAATGTCATCTTCTGTTCAACTCGTATATTACCGAGACATTTCAAATTTAACAGGCATAACTTTTTCCGATGGTGTACTTTCAAATGCAGGAACCATTACAGTTATAGAGGCCTTATAATGAGAACATTTTCAAACGCAGTTCAAACTGTTATTAACAGTGACAAAATAAAATTTGTATTTCTTATAAAGCTTGAGTTTAATTCAAACTATTACCTTTGCTCTTACCATAGAGAATTAGAATATAACAATGACGTCTACCTTGCTAATAGCGGCCTCTTTGAGTTTGATTCTCCTAAATTTTCTTCTGTAATCGATAGGGAATCTTACAAAATTGTAATTGCAGATATTTTAGATGAAATGTCTGATGAGTTTAGAGCTAACGTTGTTGGTAAACCTATTCAGGTGTTTGTAGCATTGCTAGATGCAAATGATCAACCTCTGCTTGATGTAGAAGATGTTTTGAGTGTTTATAGCGGCTATGTAGACAGCCCTGCAATAACAAATGACTTTGAGCAAAAGTTAGCAGTAATAGAAGGAACTTCTCCTATGTCGGATCTTGACTTAGTTAAAGTATTTACGGCCTCTAAAGACGGCATGGATCAGGTTGATAGCACAGATACTTCTTTTGATGAGATCTATGAAAACAAGTCTGTATCAATTAAGTGGGGGAAAATCTAATGGCTGATCAGTTAATAATACAATTAATTCTTTTTGCAGCCTCTACAGCTTATCAAATTTCACAAAACAACAAAATGAAGCGTGAAGCTGACAAACGAAAGGGGTTTGCAGTAACTGTTTCTGGTGAGGCAGCATCAATCCCGGTAGTTTACGGTAAGGCTGTTTTAGGTGGCATTGAAACAAAGCACAAGGTAACTAGCGGCTTTAATTACGCCACCGGTATTTCTGACGGAACCTTTGTTAAAGATTTTGCAAATACTACAAGACCCGGCAGTAAGAACGAATACTTGCATGTACAGTATGCTTTAGCTACAGAAGGTATTGAAGGTGTTCAGTGGGTAAAAGTTAACGGGTTACACTATAATAGCTCCATAGAAAAGTTTAAGCACTTCATAAGAACATTTAATACTGGTGGAACAGCGGATCCTATTGCAACAGTAAATATTGGTGAAGCAAACAATAAGTTTACAAATACTTCTTGGGCTTCCGCTACCTTCCAATTAAATAGAGATGATTACAACTACAATGGTGTTCCCCAAATGGAATTCCTTGTTAAAGGTCGTAAAGTTAGGTGGATACAAGAATCTAATGGTGTTTACACGTTAAGCACAGAGTATATCTACTCAAATAACCCTGCTCTTTGTTTGCTAGACTACCTGACTAATGTAAAGTTTGGTAGAGGGCTAACGGTTGATGAAATCGACTTAGAGTCTTTCTACCATGCAGCAGAAATCTGTGACACCATTGTTGCTACTGATAGAATTACAGCAGGCAAGGTTAATGGCCAAAAAGTTGTAAATACCGTTGCTGATTTAGGCTCACGCCCAACAGATTTAGAAAAACATACTTATGAAAACGAACTTTGGTATACAACAGCTACTAGCCAGTATTGGTATTGGAACAAAACAGCCTGGGTAGAAACTACTTATGATACAACACGGCCTATTCCTCTTTATGAGTGCAATATAACGCTAGATACAAGCGAAAAAATTCGAGACAACGTTGAACGTATCATGTCAACGATGGGGTTAGCTGAGTTAACGTGGTCCTCGGAAGGCAAGTACAAGTTACTTTTAGAACATCCGGATACTTTAGAAGCTACCAGAGCCTTAGTCGATTCTAACCATCACTTTACAGACGATGATATTATTAGAGATCAAATTAACATGTCTTGGCCCGAGGCTTCAAGCCGTCTAAACAGGGCCACAGTTAGTTTCCTAAATGAGCATGAAGACTTTAAAGAGGACAGTATATCTTGGCCTCCTGTTAACTCTACTATACACAACGAATACTTGACGGAAGATAACAATCAACCCTTCGAGTCTGAGTTAAATTTAGAGGGTGTAACAGATCCGTACCATGCCCTTGCTATGGCTGAACAGGCTGTACGTAAATCCCGTACAATCTTTACTTTAGATCTTACGGTATCTAAAAAGGGGCTTAGTCTTGAGCCAGGGGATTTTATTAACGTAACCTCCGAACTTACTGATATAAGTAACGAAGTATTTAGGGTTCAAAGTATTGAAGTAAATTCAGACTTTACTGTAAAGCTCTCTTGCTATAAGTATGATCATAACGCTTTGGCTTGGAATGTAAACGATGATATCGCCTACGTAGAAAAACCTGTTTTTGATTTTACACTATCCCCTCCAACAGAACTCGAATTCAATAATACAGCGTCAATTCTTGGTACGGCCTCTGGTAAACTTAGTTGGGAAGCCGCAAATGACATTTCTGCAATAGAATACTTAATTGAAATTTCTTCTGATGGTGGTCTAACTTGGGAAACCCTTGGTGTTACTCGGGCCACTACTTTCGATGTAGTAGGTCTTGTTTCAGGTGTTTATGACTTTAGTGTAAGAGCCAGAAGCCCTGTTGGGACTCTATCAACCCGTGTTTTAGTTGAAGACGAAACTATCCAATTAAAAACAGTTTCTAAAGTTGCAATTATTTACGCTGATACTGAAGATGAATCAAATAATACTCAGAGTTACACCCTAGGGACTAATGAGTACGTAGCTTACTATGAATATGATAGTGATTTACCAACTTTACCTATACTTTCTAATATTTCTTTTACTAAATTTGTAGGGATAGACGGGGATCCGGGGGTTGGAGTTGCTTCTATTACTA